TGCTAAAAGAAATCATTTATGCTCCTAAATAAGAAACTGTTGCCATACCTTGTTTTTCGCCAGCATTGACGGCGCAATAATAAGTTCTTGTTCCACCGCTATTTTGCCAAACGGCAAACTCAACATAATCACCAGCGGTTAATTTAACAACCTTGCTAAAATAAATATCATACTCACCACTATTTGCAGGAATTAGCATACTATGACGATAAATTTTTGTAGATCCATTAATTCTTACTAAACTGCGATTACTAAAAGCAGAAGTATGTCCAGTAGTCATTGGGCTAAATTGTAAAAGCCAATATCCTGTTTTGCCAGTTGGTATTGTGAAGCGAGTATTATTGCTCGCAGGGTCGTGAATAGCATCGGTATCATATTCATCGGTATCAGGAAATGCCACATAAGTATCGGTTGAATCCGCTACAGTAAAAGAACTATTGCGAAAGCCAGATGCGCCTACAAATGCAGGCGCACCAGGCGCAGCCCACGTAGGAATCCCACCTGCAACAGTTAATACGTTTCCTGTTGAACCAATTGCTCTTTTTGCTAAAGTATTGCTAGCAGAAGCATATAACAAATCCCCTGTTGCGTAAGTGCTTTGTGCAGTTCCACCATTTGTTGCTGCAACTGGCGTAGTTAATGCAACAGTTGGAATTGGCCCAGTTCCAGATGTAACTGTAATGCCGGTGCCTGCAACAATTTCAGTTAAATCACCAGTACCGCTAACGCCTACCCATGCTGATCCATTGTAAACTTCAACAGCATTGGTATCCTGTAAATAAGACACCATACCTTCAGCTAATACGCTGGTAAGCGCGCTAGTGCGAGCAGCAGCATTAGCAAACACCATAACTGTTTGCTCATTTAAATACGTATTGACTTGGGCTGCTGTAAGCACATCCCCGGTCTGGAACAACTTATAACCTGCGCCTGCCATATTTCTCCTTAGTAGCTCAGACTATCTGAGCCTAGTATACCTGATACATCTGAATCTAGGACAAACCCTGCCAATAAAGGTTCTGTGGTGTATAGCGTAGTCATCCAGGATGACTTTGTTATATCGTGATGGATGGCATTTACCAAGCTAGATTGCACCACGCTGGATGAGCCAGGGGTAGTCTTAGTAACTGTTACGCCATCTAGTAATTCTATGTCTATGCCTGCTAAAGGCTTATTGGGGTTGGTATCATCATAGAGATTTAGCTGAATGCTATCTATGCGTATCTCAGGGTCTTTGCGTGTGGCTAGGATGCCTTGAGCCTGATTTAAAGCCTCTGCATCTGTCTGTACTAATATGCCTGAGCGTGTGCCTGAATGAAGGAAGAACTTATCAATTGAAGCCTGGTCAAAGGCATTCTGAGCTGTACCGCCTAGGCGTGTAATAGTTACGTCATTAATAAGCGTAGTATCGTCTAACGCTACTACTGCATTGGTGTAGGAGATGTCAACGCCTTGATCACTAAACTCATAGACCGGGAAGGCTGGGTTAGAGATTAGATTGTTACGGCTTACAAAATCTACCTTGCCATTGGCATCCACAAAGATGCCGCCAAACTCGCTTTGCTCTACTGTAAATAAGGCTTCTAAGGCATCTCTGGCGGTTCCTGGGTCTGCCTGTAAAGTGGAATCACCAGTATCTATATTTCGTAGGCTTATAGGCCATTCTATCTCGTCTAGGATGGCATTCACGCGAGCCCCTGAGAGCTGCACCCCTGAGCCTGCTACTGTGTCTATGGCTGAGCCTGCGAGAAGCTTAAAGCCATCTACGCATTTAAGGGTAACTGTGCTGAGCTCTTCATTGCCCTGCCTAAAGCCTGTATCGTAATTGGTGATGAATCCCGAGAATAGGAAGTAATCATTGGTGGCATAGGTAGCAAATATGATTATCTGCCTTAAGGGTACTAAGTTAGGGTAGTAGGCGCTATTAGGGTTAGTGGGATTCCAATCGCCATTCTGATCATAGAGAACTACGTTAGCGGTTCCAGCCTCAAACTTAGATGTGATGCGGTTGCGACCTCTGCGAATGTTTATTTTTGTAACTAGGTCTGTAATTTCAACCGGCAATGTGCCAGAGCCAAGGGTATTGGTATTTAAAATGCCTTCCGTAGCACTACCTAAAATAAGTGGGTTGATTTCAAACGCGGTATCGCTATCAAAGTCAACAAATACTCGTACTGTAGGTGCTGGCATTATATCGCTATGCTACTAAATAATGGGCTCTTACCTGAGCGTTGGTATTCATACTGAATGTCCGTTATTGATTCAGCCAAATCTTCAACTGCTATAACTGATCCTTCAACAATAACAGTAATGTTAGTATCGCCATTGCCACCGGATTCAGCTAGTAAAGCATCAGCAAGTAATAATTCTGCATCTGCTAATGCTGCATTAGCAAGGGCATTGTCTTCAACTGCTGCAATTACCACAGGATCACCAGCCAAAAATGCTGTTACTACGTCAGTAGCTAAGCCACCACCGACAACACCGCCACCAAGGACACCACCTTGCAACGCGCCATTAACATAAACATTATTGGCGTTTACATCCATGCGGTCTAGCTTAGTAACTGTCATCTTCTCTTGGTCTAGCTTCAATCCCTTTTCAGCAAATAGGGTTTCAATAGGTATTTTAATGTTAAGTGTTTTAAGCAGTTCCTTAATTCGTGTGATAGTGCCAGGCCAATCAGCAAATGGATCTCCAACCATTTCATCTAGGCTATCTAGCAACATAGCTAGTTCCTTAGCCTCAGCTTCAGCCTTGATTAACTGACCTTCAAGAATGATGGCTCGCTTCACATCCTCATCAAGAATGGCTTGCATTAGCTCTAAGCGCAGGCGTTCTACGTCATTAATCTGACCGCCTAGTGCAGCAGCAATTTGTATACGATCCATTTCAAACCGCTTATTGATTTCGGATAAAATGCCTTCTTCTTGCTTCTGTTTTTTGGCAGCAGCAGCCATGGCTTTTTGTTGTTTAGTTTGTTGTTTTAACAATGCCAAGATTTCTTTTTGGCGTTTTAGAGCTGCTTCTTCCGCTCGTCTTGCTTCATCAATCTGTGCCTTTTGTGTATCTTGGCTAGATTTGCTAACAGATATGTTGCCCATACCTTGAAACCCTTTAATCTGTTTCAATAGGTTGGCGGCATTAGAAGGTGAAAAGAAGGAAATACGATTTTCAATAGCTCCAAATATATTACCTAAAACACCAGCGCCAGGTATCTTGCCTAATTCTCTAATTAAATATGCTGTTGCCGTAATGTTATTGGCAATAGCATCTCCAAAACCTTTCATTTTCTTTGTAGCAGTTTCAATAGAATTATCGGCTGATAACAACTCAAGTGCAGTTATTAAAGACACACCAATTGTTTCTGTTGCATTGGAAGCTGCAACATTGAGCAAGTTCATCTTCCCTTCAAAACCTTCAACTGAAGCTGCGCCTTGTCCTGCAAACTGCTGAGATAAAATTGTTACAACTTTATTGAAATCCATTGCCTTAAGTTCGGCATCTGTATAAGCTAGGTTTAAAGATTTCAAACCTTTTGTATTGCCTAAAAATGCTTTAGTCAAAATGTCAACAACGGAATTAATGTCTTTACCTGAGCCGGCAGAAACGTCAAAAGCAAGTCCAAGCAACTCTTGGGAACGGCGAACTGATCCTGTTATTTGTGCTAACTGAGCAAATGCAGGCCTTAACTCATCATCTAAAATACCTGTTTGTTCTTGTAATCTTTGTATAAATTGTTCAACATCTACTTTAGCGTAAGCCAAGCCGACATTGTTAAGTGATACAGCTAAAAGTCTTTGCGATTTGATGTCTGCATTTGCAGCAGATATTGCTTTCTTACTATAAGCAGTTATAGCGGCAGCACTTAGAGAAACGCCTATTACGCGGCCTAATGATTTGGCGCTTTTCTCTAACTTGCCAAATGCTTTATCTGCATCGTTAAATCCCTTTTTTTGGAATTGTCCAATGATATTAATTAGAATATCTGAAGAAGCCATTACGCCACCAATTTCTTGCTCTTGTCAATTTCCCGACCTACTTGGACATTTGCAACGTCAATTGCTTTCATAATCGCATCTAGGGCTTTGCCTCGGTTACGCCAATACGCTGCAAACAATAATCGGCCTGTTGTTTTTTGTCCTTGCCCTTTGTAATCTTTTAAGCCACCAATATCATTCATAGCACCAATAAAAGTACGACCAGCATTAGGGTTATTTGATTCGCTGCGTGATGATCCTGATGGGTTTGCTCTGCCAGCGGTTTCAATTATCGCACCTGCTGCTGATCTATTAAACAAAGTAAACATAGACACAAAGCCAGTTTTGTCTTGCCTATTTTTTGCTAGTGAATAAGTCAAACCTTTTTTTATTAAACTAGCATTGTAACTAGGAAACGCCCTTGCTCGGCCTGTTCGGCTTTTACGTTCTTTGCCTGTGTCTGTCCAGTTATACAGATTGCCAGGTGCAGAATTAGGCACTTTGCTTCTAGCATCATTTACAATTGGCTTGAGTTCTGCTTTAACTTTATTATCAAACTCTTTAAGCAAGTTAGTATCGTAATTTCGCAAGGCTTTTCTAAGCCCTACGATTCCTTCTACTACGATTGGCATTCTCTCGCTCTTTCGCCTGTTGCTTTAGGACTTCATAGAAAGCCTTTAGCAAGTCTGTGTCCATCTTGATAAACTCGCTAGGCGCAATTCCAGTATGGATACTCAGCTGAGCAATCCTATACGTGAAGGAATCGCGCGTTAGCCATTTGGGGAATCGTCTGCCACCACATCTACCGCAGCTAAAGTATCCAGAAACGCTGAGCCAAAAGGTTTGACATCAGGCGCATCAGCGCGGCGTAGACATTCCCATGCAAGCCAATAAATATGCTCCTGCTTTTCATCCTCGCGGAAGGCTTTGTGAAAGCCTTTGCGGAACTGCTGCTCAAAAGCATACTCAATCCCTGGCGTAATCTGATGATCAGATTTAGTGCCATCTGCCCTAGTAATAATTAGCTTTGCCATTTTTGCCCCTTTGTTAAATTAGAACGTGCCGGTGTCGGCTATCGTTACAACAGAGTTTAGCGTAAAGGTGATGTCCTGTGTTCCAATATCGCCAACGCCACCATTGATTGGGGTCAGGTTATTGACCAAAATATCAAAGGTGTAAAGCGGATTGGTTGCACCGACAGCAGTTAGTTTCTCCTGAAGCATTTTTACGGCAACAGTTGTGCCAAATGCTGCGCGAAGAGTTGCCATTACGTTTGTTGCTGCTGTGTCATTCAAGAATGAAACAGTTAGCGTTCCAGATTCCAAGCCTTTTACAAACTTGTGAGCTGTATCGCCCATAGCGGTAACTTCAAGCTCATCTGCTGCCTGATTAAGTGTAACGCTTGTTACGTGGTCGCTCAGATCAACAGCGTTAATCTTAAGACCAACTTTGTTATTAAGAAAAACAGCCATTGCTATTCCTCATCTTTCTTAGTTGTTGGTTTTGGTGCTTTTTCGCTTAGCTCTACTTGGCCAATTTTGGCAAGGAAAGCCTCGCGTTCTTTGTCTACATCAGCCATGTTTTAGCTCCAATCGGATAGAACGCTGATTGATACTTCACCGGACAACAGATCTCCTGCTGTTCCGGTTAAGACCGCCGGGGCGCTGAAAGTTCCAATTGAGTATGCAATTGATGATGCTTCCAGCTTGTTTACTATATTAAGATAATAATCTTCAATGTTAATGAGGTTGCCTTGATTATCAAACATAGGTGCTAACACTATCAGTTTAAAGTTAACCTTAGGCTTAATGGTTTTGTAATGGTCGTTGCTTGGCTCAATATAAGGATCACCAGGTTGCACTACAATGCTGTTAGCAAGCGGGGTGGCAGGTGGGAAGGAAAACACCTGCCACGCCGTATTGTCAGTTAGCGCGGCTGCGATTGTTCCTCGTAGGGTAGAGATTGCTGACATTATCCTACTTGACCGCCCGGCGCTAAGTGATCCGCAAGTAAACCGCGAACACGTGCCATTA